TCTTTCTGCTTTTGTCATACTTGCTCTCTTTGCAGAAGAGACACATTTAGGTGTTCCTTCACCTGGTTTGTCACTTGCACAAGTTCCTCCAGTAACGACATTAACCCAACCAGGTTTGCCATCTTTAGATTTTGAACCTTTGAACCACTTATGAAGTGATCCTTCTTTCACTGATTGTTGAAATGATTTCTTGATTTCAGATACACCAACAATATCAATTACTTCCGCAAAAGATTCACCATCAGAATTTTCTATCGTTACAGAATCACTCATTAGAACTAGAATTCTCTTTATTATTTAGTATTCCTTGTTTTAACATCTTTGACAATTCAGAGGTTGAACCTACAAACAATGCATTATTTGTCACGTTATTAGTTGTTTGTTTTTTATCTTCATCTACTTCCTTAACCTTTTTTTGAAGATCCATTAGTTTATCAGTGGTGTCTGCAACTGATTTTATAATTTGACCTGCAACTTCATATGCTCTGGCACTACCTCCTTCACCTGCAACTTCTAAAATACCATTAAGTGCTTCCTGACCTTTTTCGACTAACGAATATAAATTTGCACGAGTATAATCATAGTCCTTTTTGACATCATCCTTAGTAGGTTCCACTTTTTGTGGTTTACTTATAGGAGTAACATCAATTGCACTACTTGTGTTTAACGCTTTATCAATAGAATCATAGTTAGCCATTGTCTTCATTAGATGTCTTTTTGTTGTGTTGGACTATATGATTTTGAATCAAAGAATGTCTCAACACTACCATTAAATCCGAAATCGTCATCAGGTTCAACTAAAGCATCATCAGCTGCAGTTAATACATCAATTGATGCTCCTTCCATATGAGTAGCAGCAATAGTTTGATAACCACGATTTACCGTAATTGTATTAGAATCAACGATTTGTTTAATTTTCATGATTTCTTTATCTATAATAATTCTCATACCGACTGCTAATGCAGAGGTATCAGAAATATCAAATCTTGTTTTAGTTTTAGTTAAATCTGACCTCAATATTGCAGTATTATCATCGTTATAATCCTTCAGTGCTTGAGGAGTTGCAGTAAATCTCAACTCTCTTCTTGCAGTTTCAGTATTTACAGATGCATGATAATCAACCTGAACTTTCTTGATGAGACCTTCACTAGAATCAGATACAGGACCGAAGAGATAAGTCTTAGCAGTAAAGTTTAAAGTGTATATTAATGCTCTTCTTGTTGCAAAATCTCCTTCATAATCATCTTGAAATGATATGCTATCCAAAACGATAGGAACATCTCTTTTTTCACCAATAACATCGATAAGATCAATAGTGACATTGAATGAAGGTTGAAAATATGGTAATATTTGTTCTACAATTTGTAAGGCATCATCATTTAATTTAACTAAGACATTCAATTCAAAACCAATATTATATGGAACTGGCATGAATACTTTTCTTAAATTACTACCATCTGATGCTTTGAATGTTTGAGTTATACCACCTTTTCTTGTTGCATCATATGCAATATTTGTAGTTTCAAATGACATTCTTGGTAATGTTATCTGAACAGCACGATTTAAATCTGGTTGTTGTTCTAATCTTGCTAAGAATTTTTGCATAGGTCCGTAAGCAAGAGGAACTCTCATATCGTTTATATCTTTTCCTGCGCCATCTTTATGACGTATATGTATATCATTAAAAATTGTACCAAAAGCTATGATAGTCTTTCTGAGTATTTCGTGGTAATAGTATTGTCCTAACATTAGAATGTACCGAATGGGTTTCCTTCTGAGAAATCAAGTATTTGATCTGCCTCTAACTCAATTTCTTGATTATCGTCAAAAGCATCAGTACTTTGATTATCATCATCAATAAAATCAATTACATAATTTGAACGTGCTGTGGTTCCAATTGAAATAAATGCGTTAAATGGGCATGGTATGCAAATGGTTGGAGGATGTATTTGTATTGTACCACTTCCAACAGCTATCACGGTTGATCCACCACCAATTACTGGAACAGTGTTTCCAACACCAGCAAACGTTTCCTTGACTGCCATACCTACTTCAATACCAGCAGTACTACTAACCGTAATTGTAGTTTGAATACCATTACATGCCCCTACAACTGTGGTAACAACGTTAAAGAAGGTAGATTCAGTTGCCTCTATAATTTCACCAGGAATAAATGCACCTTGAGTGGAACCAATACCAACGTTAGTCAAATTAAGAACTTTAGTATCAGTATCCCAAGATTTAACTCTTGCTCGAACACCTGATGTTTTTCCAAATACAATCTCCCCTAAATCAAAATTACCGACACCTGATAATTCAGGATTTGCAGTTGGTACAATCGAAGGCATTGATATTGTAGCAGTTGGTTGTTGTGTATATCCAATACCAGCATTTAAAACTCTAATGTCGGAAATTGTACCATCTGCTAAAAGATTTGCTTTTGCAATAGCAGGTGAAGTATTATTTCCAATGATAGTTACAGTTGGAGTGGCAGCATAACCAACACCATTATTTGACATTGTAAAGTCAACAATACCAAAATTAGATAATTCTACAGCAGCAGTTGCAGCTGCACCTACACCACCACCTCCAAGAATTTCAACAATTGGGGGAGTAGTATATCCAATACCTGCATGAGTTAATTCAATTCGATCAATAGAAAATATTCCAGATTTATGTGTTGTAATTGCCACTGCAGTTGCATCTACATTACCTACAACATCAGGAGCTGTGGAGATTGCAACTGTTGGAGTGCTTGTATATCCACTACCATCATCATTAAGAGTAATCTCACGGATATATCCTCTATTAGCTACATTTAATTGTGCATTTGCAGTCGCTGTTGTTCCAGCACCAATTAATTGTAATTTTCTAATATATCCAATATTTTCAATCTGCTCATCAACATCATCAATACCAGTGTCAATAACTTCATCCTCATACTCAAATAGTTCACATTTTAATTGATAAACATAATTTTTTCCTAATTGATAAAATGGTTGCTCATGTTCAACAAATTTAACTTCAAATAATCTTTGACCTAATGGAAAAAATATTAAATCACCTTCTCTTGGTCGAGTAGATAATTCATACCCGTCATCTGCTGCTAAAAATGGTGATATAAAATCTTCAAATCTTTCTTTTGATATTGTAATTGTAAGTTCATCTCTTAAACTTACACCAAATTTGGTCATGATATCACCTTGACCACCATATCCATCAAAGGTGTTTACATATGCTTCTAATAAAAAATTATCATCAAAAACAGATGATTGAACTTCTCTTAAAATAGTTTGCTTTCTTACAAATTTTCTTGGAATATATCTTACATCAATACCATAAATTGATAAATGTTCATTTATCAAATCTTGAACAAGTCTTTGTTCACCTTGAGATCCTTGTAAAAAATGGGGATTTAATGCCATTGTTAATCACCCAATAAAATCAAGAGGAGGTAACTCAAACTCAAGTGTCATTCTTTGTCTTATGGCATCTAACTCTCTTATTGCATCATCATAAATTTCTCTACCATTAAGTTCAATACCACCTGGCAATTTAGTTCCTCTAAATTTAATTAAATTCATACCCCATTGTTTTTTGATCAATGCTGTTGCATATAATTTAACAAACATATCATTATAAACTTGTTTAAATATATCAGGATTTAAAGCACGATAGCAGTCGATAACTAAAAACTCACCTACTTTCATATTACCATAATCTAAATCTAGATATAAACGATCTTGTCTTTTATTAAATCTTATTTGTTTTTCGGGTGTTAAAAGAAAATCAATATCCTCTAATCTTGTTTTTGTCATACTATATTGCAATAGTTCAACAGAATTAAAATAATATAGATCATTTAAAAATAGTTGATACTTAATACTAAACATACCTGCAGATATGGTACTACTATCAAACCTAAAGATTTTTTCTATCCCAACCACAGAGTCTGGAATCTGTATATAGTTTGAATTTTCATAAAAATTATATGTTCTAGGTCCATAAGTTGATATACCCGTATTAACCATTGAAGTGGTTATACCTGTTGTATGAATACCTATTCCTTCTGTACCACCTATGCCTGTTGTTGTTCCAGATTCGATTACACCAAGACCCCTATCAATATCATCTTGTGTAATCTGATATTTGAGATACATCTTCTCAACACCATCAAAGATGCGTTCATGAAACATTTGTATTGCATCATCAATTAAATCATCAATCTGATCATCATCTACGTTAACTTCCAGCACAGGTGCTCCCAACTGCCTTAAGCAATACTCTATTAATTCTTGTCTAGTGCTTGCTTTCGCCA